TCCTTGCTCTGAATCGTCTCCATATCGATCCTATGTATCAGCACTGAAAATGAGTTTTCGGAGTTGACGCATAAACAAACGCAACATGGAGTCTGTCGTAGCTGAATGGCTCAAGGATCCGCCATATACGCACATGAAGAATCGCCTGAAGCCACTGACTATGCTGCTGACTCTATTGCTACCCGAGCTTAGCTATACGCAAGCTCGGCGTGTTGTGTTGTCAGCCGCCGAAGAGGCAATGAAAGGTCCACTTGGACACATGTGGATGCGTGATCGATGTGTCCGCAGAACAATCAGGATTTACGGAATGAATGATCAGCGCACCTCTGCTTGGCACGCTAAGCGCGGCGAGATGGTGACAGCCTCCGAGGTATCTGGTGTCTTTGCGGGAGGAGAAACTCGCCGGGCTCTTATTATCCGCAAGCTTGAGCCGCCTCAGCCAAAGGATGGCCCGCCTATCTCCGCACTGATCTGGGGGACGCGGTTCGAGCCAATTGCGAAGGCGATGTATGAGGCTGAGACCAAATGCCGAATTGTGGACGTGTCCTGTGTCCAACATCCAATCCATACATTCCTTGGCGCATCTCCTGACGGAATCATCTTTCCGGATGACCCAGAGGACGTGCGTCGCCGCGGTCGTCTTGTCGAGTTCAAGTGCCCAATCTCACGCCCACAGACAGAGGGAATTCCAGATGCTTACGTGCACCAGATGCAGATGCAAATGGAGTGCACGGGCATTGACGAATGCGAGTATGTCGAGTTCCGGTTCAAGCAGATCTTCTCCTCTGAGTGGGTGAATTCAACTGAGACAAAGGGAGTGTTCGCTGTCTTTGATGATCAGACAGTTGACTACAAGCCACCGAACACACTTCTCCCGGAGTGGCAGTCTGCCGTCACGGATCGGGAACCGCAGTATATCTATTGGAAATTGATGTCAAAGAAGAAGGAGTTTCTCCCCAAGGATGATACATGGTTGCCTCGCCATCTCCCTGCCCTGCGCGAGTTCTGGGATGAGGTCCTGCTCCATCGTGCGGCTGGGACTATGCCCCCGGCTCCTCCACCCAAGGTTCCTATACTGGACATTTGATCACGCCCGGGAAGTAATAGCCGTCAATATAGAAACTTGGATCATTGAACCACTTATCTGGCATCACAATTTTTCTGTTTGGGTTCAAGAATGCGCCCCACCAGGAGAAGGTCGAGTTTGGGCATATACACCCGGCGCACTTGCTCATGAGAAGCATTGTGTCAAGTTCGTTCTCGTGAATGAAGGAGTGTTGAATTCCACTGATCCATGGACGAGTTTGTGCATAGGGGACATCATTCGTAAAGATTACAAATTGTGTATCCGGTGAGAACTCTGCAATCGCTCTGCGGTAATACTCATCAAGCTTCAGATCATGAAAATGGTGATTTACATAGTCCCCGCCGCGCACATGAATGAACACTTTGTTTCCAATTTCTGGGTATTTCGAAAGGACAGAGGTATTAAAACGTAAGCGTGGCTTAAAAGAGTCATCGATATATTGCCAATTCTGGAAGTATCCATGAATACGAGAATTGTGATGATTTGACAGTGCGTGTGTCCAGTCCGAGAATACAAACGACCCTTCCTGAATATTAAGTGGAAATGATGGTGGATTATTGGCGACTGTCCATCCACTAAATAAAGAATCAAAATAATTATTCTTCGAATGGACCGATTCACCTGCGCGTTCGATGACAACTTTCCTTTGACATCTTCGTGCAATGTGATCGAGGGCTGCAAGCTGAAAAAGTTGATTGCCTAGGCCTCCTGCAAATTCAACCGTGAGCATACTATCCTTACTCGGGAACATAAAAGTTATAATTCCAACACCACCGATGGGGAACGGTGTGAATAGTATCCTTAAAGTTGGGGTGAACAAACTGAAGACTTATCTGACACTCAATACCACACTCTTGAATATCTCTATACCACTCCTCGTTAAACATCTTGGTTCGATCGCATGTCTTTCTAATGCTGAATCCACTATTGTAATGTGCTTCAAGAGAATCCGACCCACGCTCTGCGATCTTCCTCACAATATACGTCTTCGCTTTCTCTCGCTCGGAGGCATACTTCTCAACTCCCATTGCGGCTTCGAACTCGCCCCAAACAGTCGGATATTGATGATTATGCTTACTGATCACGATGCACTTATCCGACGTGTCTAGAACTCGAACTAAATCGAGAATTTTCTCGTTATCAACCTTCAACTTGCAGTCGAACCAACACAAATACTTGTGCCGATTAATTGGCTCAAACCGATGAGGACACGCCCTGAGCTCCTTTGTGCTTCGCGCATCCAAAACATTATCGTTATAGACTGGAATATCCATCCACAACTTGATCCAGCCAGTGCCATCGAGCAGTTGAAACATCCGGTGGTTGTTGGTAAAAAAATAGCAAGGATATGAAGAAGTTGGAAGCGGTGGGATCAGAAAGGTCCAGTTAGAATCTGACCCGAAGAAACAAGTATAGTAAGCAAAATCCATGATTTACGTGGTGCTATATCTGTAAACTAATGATCACATTTGTAACGGCATTTATTGATCTTCATGAGAATCGGCCAATTGATAAGTCAGATGCTAAGCGCATCGAGTTCTTCAAGCAAATTGAAGCAACTGGCATTCGTCTTCACGTGTTCGCTAGCCCGGAACATATCGACAAGATCTCTGTTCGAAACGGAGTCGTTGAGCCATTTACGCTCGAGGAAACACTTGCATATTCTACAGCGCCCAATGGTCTTCCAGAGGTTCGCAATGTTCCCCATGATACGCGGAACTTTCTGATCATGATCAATGCGAAAACTGAATTTGTGAAGAAAGCGATGCTCTCAGGTCTTCATTCGTCTACACATTATGCTTGGATCGACTTCAGTATCGCGCACGTATTTCGAAACGCTGAAACGCCGCTTGCTCTTCCACTATTGGCATCGCGTCAGTTTCCAGACCGCTGTATGTATGTCCCTGGCTGTACCGGCAAGGCTACGTTTTTATCGAACGTAAATTGGCGTTTCTGTGGAGGATTCTTTCTTGGGGACAAGCAGTCTCTTCTCGAGTTTCACGATATTCATTGTAAGATCTTTCCAATGCTTCCAATCTTGTCGTGGGAGGTCAATGTGTGGGCTTGTCTTGAGGCATATGGATGGAGTCCTACATGGCTGCCAGCCGATCATGATGACTCCATTATTCGTATTCCATACCCCGGAGTTACATGTGTCCCCCCCAGCGCCACCCATGCATGGAATGGGTTATATAGTCGTTGTATCCGAGGAGGAGCAATTATGAACTTTGTAGATGATATTGCAAGAGAAAGTGGGGTGACTGCTATTTTTCCTATGTCGGACGGAATTATGGGAGATGATGAATACGATAGAATGATTCGTTCGCTTGGACGCGAAGATAGTGGAAATGCGCCTTCTCGTCGTTGGGCTGAGTTCGAGTCGGCAGCTGCTCCCGGGACTCGCCCTGTTATTTGCACTCTCTGCACCCGTCAACTTAATAAGTCAAATGTGCTACTTCTTCCTCTAGACGACGACACATTTGAAAATGGACTTCCGTCATTTGTTGCTCCTGCATGGGAGAACCGGATTCCAAAGATTGTATGGAGAGGAGGCTCAAGTGGATTTGATAGACCGTCAATTCGCGCACAGACAGTCGACAGGCTTTTCGATCATCCCAGCGCAGACGTTCGATTCACACTTGGCGGATGGGTTCACAATGATGTGGTTTTGCCAAGCCACCACTTCGGGGAGAATATGTCAGCAGAGGCACAATGTTCTTTCAAGTATATATTGATTGTAGACGGAGCATGCATTGCCTCCAATCACCAGTGGGTGTTTGGTTCCGGATCTGTCCCAGTCATGGTGACACATCCAGATAATGATTACTGGTTTCGTGAGTATCTCATTCCGATGGTGAATTATGTTCCTATTAAATACGACCTGTCCGATCTTACAGACAAAATAGAATGGCTTGTCAGTCACGATGAACAAGCGTATGAGATTGCAAAGAATGCACTTTCTTTTTCAGGTAGAATAATGACCCCCGATTTCCAAAGAAAGTATATTAGAAACCATTTCCGTCAATAATCATATTCAACAAAAGTATTTGTTAGATCACTGAATCCGGGACGCTGACGTCCTATCTTTGTCCTAAAAGAAAACCAATCGGATTCTCTCTGCAGGGGTTTCCAATACATATCGATTGAATATACCCAATGCATATGAGGGTGCTCCATGAACTTCTGAACTCCCTCTTCGAACCTAGCAATCAATCGATCATAGAACCGAGAGTGAACAATATAGCCAGCTGTCTGTTGAGCGTCTTGAACGCGATCAAATATTTCATTGTAATAAACCCCAGGCTTGACAATTCCGGAGCATGTCATTACTACGTCATACGGCGACGGGAGCTCTCTAAGAAGAGTATCCCATTCGTTCTTTGAAATTAGAAACATGAAATCGTCCTCAAAAACCATTACAGATTCATATCCCCGTTCACGTGCTAATTTTAGAACTGCAATATGGGAAAGACCGCATCCCACTGGCGGTGAAGAATGTTCGATTGCCGGAAAACGTTCAACCTTCATATTCATCTTCGCAAACTCTCCTTCAATCTCATTGCGCCGATCAATGCGACGATCAAGGTTAATATAAAACGCCATTTACTGATTTACTAGTTCACCATTTAATTGATTAATGAACTCGTGGACCGTGGTAACCGGATATTTCGATCTAACGAAGATGCCAGATGCTTCTCCAAGTATTTGCGCTAAACCACTGGGTCATTATTTTGCAAGTTCAACTGCTACAATGAACCTTGATCAGAATCTGGTAGTATTTTGCGAAGCAGACACGCTCGCCGGATTACAGGCGCTTCGTCCTGCACATCTTCTAGAGAAGACGAGATTCATCCCTATTTCATTTGAGGACTTTCCACTCACTAAATACCGCAATAAGATCCTTGAGAATCGTCGCACCCATCCAAGTTATGATGATCGAAATACGGCCTCTTATTATCTGCTATGCATGGCGAGGTATGCCATGCTCAAGCGGGTTATCGCCGAGAACCCATTTGGGTCGACTCACTTTGCCTGGCTGAATATCTGCATTCAGCGAATGGGTCCAAAGAACGTAGAGGAGCTCCCCCGCGTCTTCTCTGGATTTCGTGATAAGTTCTCCACGTGTTACATCGACTATATCCCAAAAGATCAGCTTATTGGCGCACTTCGGACAGGACGGTGTAGCATGTGTAGTGGGTTCTTCACGGGCAGAGCCGATTACATGAAGAGTTTTTGCGACAAGATTGAGGAGAAGTTCATGTATTATCTCGATCTCGGTGTTGGACACGCGGATGAGCAGCTGTATAGTCCAGTCTACTTCGACAACCCCGAGATTTTTGAGGTCTATTACGGGGACTATACGGAGATGGTTACGAATTACAACTGGATTCAGGAGCGAGCATCTGAGCCACTTCGACTGCTTATTCGCGGAAGCTTTGCAGCAGGTGATTATACTACATGTCTTCCCGGTTGTGTGAAGCTATGGAACTCCTTTAAGAAAGGTCGCGCACATCTTCAGGACTGGGAAGTTATTCATTTGATTTCCTTCTATAGGTCATGTCTTCATAATCTAGGACTTCCAGAAGAACTGGCATAACCACCACGACCTATGATGCGATGCGAACTTAGCATTCCACTCGTCGATGGTATACTTATTTCCCATGCTCAGGTTACAACGCGAGCAAATAGGAATCAGATTCTCGACTGTCATGTCACCGCCCTTACTCTCAGGAGTGTTATGACCGCATTGATAATCAAATACGTTCATCTGGTTCGTACACCAGACAATCTTACACTTCGTATCGAACTTGCGACCCACTTTCAGTAACCATACCTGTTCGCGCAGAGCCTTTGGGATCTTCTGCTTTTGATTGGTGCTCATTAGTTATTCTCACATCAAAGCTGTATATGCATTTACGCGGAAAGGTGTGCTCAGTCCTGTTGCGGCTTCAACGAAAGACATACCAGGCATGTGATTCGTCCGCTGCTCATATGACGAGTGCTCAACTTCCTGTGTTCTCTGGTCCTGACTGCTGTCGCGCAGCTCGGGTTGGAACTTCTCTTGCGCACCAGAGAGCTTCCAGACATAGGCTAATACGAATACGGCTACAAGAAGGGCTACGATATGAAGCATTGTCTTCTCGGGCGATAAAAAACGAACTCTTTCCCTTGGTAGGAGAAAGGAAGCACAATGGAGGATAAGGCTATCGCAACTCTTCGCACCCTGTTCGAGCGTCGTAAGCTTAGCACTGAGACAGCTGTGGTCAGCACAGATCTCAAGGATGCGAACGTTTACACAATGGGGAGTGCACTCGTGATCTTTAGTCAGAAGGACAAGATGCTTGATCGCGATGTCAATACGTATCTCAAGTATGCGACGGAGAACAAGTATACGAACGGTATTGTAATCGTGTCCTTGTCCAAACCGTCTGAGAATGTGCTGAATTCGATTAAGGCGAGGGCCGGCGAGGGCATTCTGTTCTTCCATATCCGCGAGCTTCAGATGGACATCACAACACATCGGATGTCCGTGCCCCATCGTATCCTGTCTCCAGATGAGGCTAAGATGGTCTTGGACAAGAACCGCGTTCTGAAGCCCGAGGATCAGCTGCCTTGGATTGATTCGCAGGATATCCAGGCTCGTCTTATCGGAGCTGTTCCCGGAGACATTGTCGAGATCACTCGCCACAGCGATACAGTGGGCAAGTGTGTATATTACCGGTATTGCGTGGCTGATGTAAATGTTGCCTGAATACAATGGAAGACCTCGAGGCGGAGTATCAGAATCGGAAAAAGGTCTACGATAACCTTGTTGCGTCTGCACTTGAAACAAATGACGCATCGAAAATCGACGCCATTGCCGATGCAAAAAAAGCAATGAGTGAAACTCTATCGAAGATGCTCCAATTGTC